ATCAAAATCCGTAGACTCTATGAAACAAGACATTGCGCTGCCATCGTCATTCTGACCGCTCTCATGCGCGTATATGAACTGAACTCCACTCGACGCGCCTCCTGCTCTTGGGTTGTCATGAGCCCCTGAGTCTACCCAGGCTGTTCTGGATAATGTGCCAATGTCCCAAGCGCCTTCGGTGTAGTTAAACTTTACATAACGGTCTATCTCGTCAGAACTAGACGAAGCGTAGAACCAAAAAACTTCATCAAACAATTTGTTAGAAGCCGCAAAAAACTTAAAGTCTTGAGCCAGATTTATGTCCGAGAATACGTGATCTAAGACTGTGCAAGGGATGACTTGAGTGCGACCACTGTACGCATAGAAATTGTTTCTTCCCATCCAGAATGCGCGATCACCAGAAGCTACAGCAGCATTCGGACCTATGATTGATATGTTGTCTGCAAGAAGACTGAACGTAAATGTATACGGAGGTCCGGTGAAACGCATGGCATGAAGAGAGGCATCCGTCCAAACCAATATCTCCTGTCGCGTCCTATGTGCGGTAACTATCTCGGATCCAGAAGATATGCGTTGAGAACCTGCGGTGTTCGTTGCAGTAGGAAACCAGTCGAACGGATTTTCTTGGTCACTCCACCTAACCATCAGAAGGTCTTGTCTAGTGTCACCTATAGGATTGGCCCCAAAGCACACCAAATGTCTATCGGACCCTGACAACATCATACGTCGCACTATTGTTGGCGCACTTACGGCCCCGGAGGAATCCGCTAAAGAGACTGCTCTAGCACTTAGACCTAAAGTCTTGTCCCAGTAATAGGGCGTACCATCAAATGCATTGAAGGTGAGGTCTTCACCCCAATTGTCTTGAGACCAAAGACGAATGTTTGATCCTTCATCTGTCGTAATGTTTGCGGCCTCACCCCACCCTACAAAAGAATTCGCTTCTTTAACGGCAACGTCGTCGTCATGTGCCGCTGCTGTTGTTCCGCGAACACCGCGAACCACACCTGCATTTAAAGTGTTCGTGCTCTTACCTGTATATTGGATAAGCTCGTCGTCAATCAGTATAAGACCGACAAATGTTACACTTGCTCCACTGCTACCTGCTGCTGCCGTTGTGCCGTCTGCCCCACGGGTAAGATCCGAAAGCACGTTAGAGTTGTTGTTTCCGTACTCAATCTTTTCACTGCCAACCAAGATCGTTCCTTTGGCTGGAAATGACGAGGAGTTTGTAAGAGGTATTGATGTGCTTACGTCAGTTATATCCGCAGATAACGTTGTAGAAGCTGTTTCAAAATCTGTCGCGGAGGTCAAAGAGAGAGATGTAACAGAGTTGTTAATCGCGCCATCAAGCGTTGTCTCAGAAAAAGAACTACTGTATCCCCCCCACAAACCGGCACCCCATCCGGTTCCCGGAACAACTACTCCCAAACCTGCGCTTATCTGATATGCCGCGACAACAGAGGACCCCCCACCTGCTGTGCTACCAGAGGACGCACTGCCGGTTGTCGTCACCGTATACGTGTTTGAGTTAACCACGGTAATCTCAAACTCAAGGTTTATCTGAGCCGCCGTAATTCCATCCGTTGTTGTTGCCCCAGATATCGTGACAAAGTCACCTGTTCGAGCACCGTGGTTTGTGTCTGTGATGGTGATCACATTACTACTAGAGGAGCCCGTTGTAATCGGGTTCGACCCTAGTGTCTGTGTACGCCTCAAAGGCGTTATGTCATGAAACGTGCCACCTTCTTCTATGAAAAACTTTTTCTCTGTACCAACGCCCATAAGTTTCGAGGCATCTAAAGTAGAGAAGACATGAAGAGATCGTGTAGTTCCCTGCACAGAGTTAGAACTTACCTTCGTCCAACCCCCCAGCTTCTCGGCTCGACCTTTACGAAAGCGTATAAGATTAGAGTCAAACCAGCCATTCTCCGCCGCATAGGAGGTAGACTCCTTATTAATTCCAGGATTAAACGCAACCTTTGTTAAGGGCATAATTAAGATCCGAGTTCAGGCCAATCATATAAAATACCAGACTTGGTGGTATTGCCGCCGCTGTCCGTTGTATATGTAATAAACAAAGCCTCAACCGCCGCTGTATCCGCAGCGTTGTCGATGGCTGTTTCCATCTCTGTTGCTTTGGTGCGGATGGCGTCCCGCCATGTTTGTATATTGGACGGTATAGCAGTGCCTTTGTCAGCCTTCCTCACTACCGCCCAATCAGTTTGGAAAAGAAGTGATTCTTGTTGTTTCTTTACTTCATCCTTTAATTTCGTTTTCACACCGGACGTTATAATTTTATTCCCGTCAGAATCTAAAACGTCTTCCATCTTCTGCGTGTACTTAACGTCATCGTCTCTATCGGTGTCGAGAACTTCTTTATTATCGGGGTCTAAGAAAATAAGTACCCCGTCTGAGTTCCGCACTGGAGTCTGACGCGCCGTATCGTCTAAGGATAAAGCCGTTGAGCTTACACTGCCGTCTGCATTGTGCGAGGATAGATAAAGCCGCTGATCAGGAAACGGTTGCATTACAACCTCAGAAATACCCGCTGCCTTTTTCTCATCAGCCGACCAGACTTGCCAGTTCTTAGGCTGTAGGGTGCCGTCCGCATCTTTCCATGCGCGACCCGGTCTTATTGTCTGACCATTAACCTTGTATACTGTGGTCATTATCTTTCTCCAATCTATCTTACGCGCATATGCGACTTTGGACCCAACTTCTTCCGGTGCCGAAGATGAACAGGTTTGTTTCTGCGACGAATTACTTTCCTAGCTATTTTAGCCTCTACTTTTTGCGCCATGCTCTTATTACCTTGCTTTCGCCTGCGCTACACCAGACCCGCCAAATGGATTCTCAGCCATTGCTAGATAGACGTAAGTACCCCCAGAAGTATTTGTAGCTCCCTGAGTTCCACGCAACTTAAACCCATTAGCAGTAAAATCCATATAAGATGAACCACTTTCAGTGCCAGAACTGTTTGGCTGTAATTGTAGATCTAATGGATTAAAGGGGTCACGCGCAGCATCATTGATATGCCACCCTTCAGTAGAATCAGTTCTTTTTATCATGATAAATGATGGTTTAAATCCACTGCCACCGTCATTAACTTGTACAAATGGTCCGTCAGCAGAGCCATTCCCTGTGTAAGTTCCGCAAGCAATCAAACCCGGCGTTTTAGCAAAACAATACGCAATGTAGGCGGCATCATTGTCTCTATCAGAACCGATACTGAAGACAGACGAAGTGGGTGCGGTATTATTCCACGGACCTGATCCAGCACTTTTTGCATTGGTAAGATTTAAGAATAAATTATTTGTCCAACCAATATCATCACTACCAACTGACCAATTCGCATCACCCACAGCCTCCAATACTTTAAGTATAATATAATTAGGTGCGCGTGAGAGGCCATGACCCACAGTGTCTCCGGGCGAACCACCGCTTCCGGGATCATACTTGACAATCGAAAACCCGCCATGACTAGCTACAGACACAGTTGATGCAATGTCACCATCCGAATTACTAGAACCAGAGCCACCAGCTTTCCAGCACCATGCAACATAGGTTCTTGTGTTTGTATTTGCACCAGCCGACCCATCACCTAATGTGAACCCATCAGATGCAAAGCCCGTTAAGGCTGTAGATTCGGTGCCTTCAGCATCAGTAGTATTTTGATGCACTCTCTTTTCTGCGCCTCGCACAGCATCAAATGAATAATGGTTTTCACCAACATTCCTATCTTTAATCCAAACCCAATCTGGCTGGAACCCAACACCGGAAATAGTCCTTGAAGACCCATTTCCTGTGTACAAGACTGTATTAAAAAAGTTACCTGAGTTAGTTACAGTCGGAGCCGATCTATCTGCTGTCATAAGACGCTTTAAGCCAGTTGGTGGCGTATAAGCAAAAGACGTAGCACCCCAGTTAGTTGTTGATGTCGTGTTAGTGCCATTGTGTTCACGGACCATTGGAGTCCACATGCCCGTCAGGCCAGTAAACACTGCATTTGTAGTTGTTCCAGCCGCTATCTCAGAAGCTGTCGCGCTATTTATCCAAGTGTTATTTTTTGAAAACCAAATAGCACCCCCCTTAACAGCTACACCGATGACATCGTTATTCGTCCAAGTAGGAAATGTTCCACTTGCATATCTATCACTAGATGTATGAAGTGCAGCACCATCATTAAGATAAGTAGCTATGCCGTTGTTCAGATAACTTGTATTATTTAGAGGCACAGTCTGCTGACCAATTCCAGCATGAGTAGCGTTGCCGATGTTAGCCGTGACCTTTGTTTCCCAATAAAATCCATCGCTGTCGGTAACATCAAAAAACTGGTTTCCTAAGATAGCTCCATCAGCAGTTATCACTGCCTGAGTATTACCATTGCTCAACGACACCTTCGCTGAAGGGAAGGCACAGATAGGATTCCAAGTGCAATAATTTCCGATATCATCATCAGCGGAATCAGTGCATGTGTCGGTAACTTGGTTAGCTGCGGCTAGGCTATTCGCTACAAATGAATTATTGTTGCTAAATGTAACTCCGACAAAAGCATTATCATTTCCTGAACCACCAGAAATCGTAGCTGTCTCTGTGTGACTTTCTGCGCTGGTAAATGTGTAATCCGCAGACGTGAAGCTACGAGTGCTAGTTATATCAATCGCTTCAGACCTTTCCGTTGCATCTGACCAAGCATAGGCGTCAGCATCTCCTTCATCAAAAATTGCATAAAATGCAATATCACCAGTTTGTCCTATTGTAGTGACGCTTTGAGTTGTCCAACCACTGGCAGTATTACCATCTGTTGATATAGGAGTGCCTGCATCAAGCACACGCCACCAAGCAATACCAACGGTTGCCATTGCGGCGCTAAAAGTAGCGACAATATTTGCAGAAGTTCCAGAAGAAACATCAATAGACCAAAACTCTAAAACATTTCCAGCGCCTGAATTTTTTCTAGCTATAAATGTTGCGGAACTACCGCCCACTGTTAGAGTGTTTACAGTCCTTGTTCCAGCAGTCGACCGACCACCTCCTACCGCGATTACGATTGTACGGTTGCTTGCTGCGTCTCCTAATGTTGCGCCTGTAACCGTAAACGCAGTAGCAGCAGAACCAAATGTCTGTGAACCCAAAAATGAACTAGTTGGGTTTGTCGTAGAGTTGCTGCTTTTGCCCAACAAATTCGTATCATCAAACTTTAAATAAATACCATTTGTTCCAAAATCATCTATAGTTTTACTAGGGTTCTTTGGAACCCACACACCGTTGTCATCAAACTCACCCAACTCATTATTTGTGAGCTTGCCATCAGAGTCGACTGTGGTTGTAGTTGTTGACCCGTCTACAAAAACAAACTCTGCCATATACCCATAAAGATCATTTGCGTTGTTTCCGTCTTGACCTATGTAATGTCTGTTGGCTGAGTTTATGCCTACTGCACTAGCATAGTCCTGTGACGAATAAGTTGGTGAAGAAGCCTCTTGCCGCACCCCATTTATATAGATTCTCTGACGATCTGTGCTTGTGCTATTGCTAGAATTCATCACACACAAGAAATGATACCACGCAGTAGGATCACGCAAGACTGCTGATGTCTTTACTTGATAGGCGGGTTCTCCAACCCCGTCATCATAGTCCCGCATCTGCAACTGATTTCCAGATCCACTGAGAATCTCAATGTACCCTGTATTATTGCCATCAATACGGGACGCAAAAATGTACTGCGTTGTATTGATGCTGAATCCTTTGAGCCAAAAACTACAGGCCCAAGTCTCCTCTGTTCCAGCAACAAAAAAATCTTTATCAAGATAGTCAGCAGAGCCGTCTAGATAGATAGAGTTCTCAACGACATAACCAGATGCCGCAGACCCGAAGATCATGGCTGGTGACCATATGGGCATTATGCGAACGCCAACTGTGCGGCACCTAACTGGATAGACCCGCTTGCTTTTACCACATACGGTACAACGTCAACTGCGGATGCCGTTGACGAGAGTGTCAGTCCCGCACCACCCGCCGTCTCGTAATCAGTCCCTAACGCAAGAGTTCTTCCACCCCCACTATGAATAATGATAATAAACCCAGATTGACCAACAGCTTCAGTTGATGGATTGTCGAAGGTTACGTTGCCTGTGAAGGTCAAAACAAAGTTCTGGTACGTTTGAAAGTCCAATGTGGTATTGCCAGAGATTGAAGCTGTTTGAGTTGAACCCACCGCCGCATGACTGAACTGTGTTACTTGATCTTCATCAATCGCGAACGCCACGTTGCTACCAACCGTTGACCCTTGACCGAAGACAAGATCGTCCGCAGAGTCGTCCAAGCCTATGTAGAAGTCTTGAGCATTTCCATCAAAAACAAACTTTGTGTCTTCGGCGGTCCCATCTCCAATGGTGACGGCAGCGGCTGGGAACACTACGGCTTGGTTCTCATCAATTGAGATTGCCGGTGTGGTGCCAACCGTAGATCCAAGACCTATAACAAGGTCATCCGCAGAGTCATCTAGACCTATGTAGTAATCTTGAGCGTTACCATCAAAGACAATCTTGGTATCAACCTCCGCGCCGTCACCAATCGTAACAGCATCATCGTCTATCGTCATAACACCGTTCGTTCCAACGGCAGATCCCACGCCAACCACCAACTTGTCGGCGCTGTCGTCTAGGCCCACGTAGAAGTCTTTTGCGTTGCCGTCAAAAACAAGTTTTGTGTCTTCAGCCGTGCCGTCACCTATGGTTACCGCCGCCGCTGGGAACACCACAGCTTGGTTTTCATCTATGGATACGGCTGGCGTTGTGCCGACAATGGAACCTGAACCGATTACAAGATCGTCCGCAGAGTCATCCAGGCCAATGTAAAAGTCCTGTGCGTTTCCATCAAAAACAATTTTAGTGTCCTCGGCAGTGCCGTCACCTATCCGCAGAGCATCCGACACATACAAACTTGCAAACGCATCCGTGACTGCTGCTCCAGATCCCACGCCATCACAAAAGACAACTGCCGTGTGACCATTCGGTATGGTTATGTTCGCGCCAGATCCTTGCGATATGATCACAGAGTACGGCCCACTAGAACCAGAGTCCGTCGTCGCGTTGATAAAGATAAAATATGCTGTCGTTGTATTTGGAGCTACAGTAACCGTATTGTTAGCACCAAGCGCCCCTGTAAACTTTATCACACGAAACATGCCATCTTGAAGGTTCTCTGTTCCAGCGTCGGGAGACGCCTCTCGAACCGTTAGCGTGTGCGTAGTGCCGGTTAACCCAACAGCCTTGAATGACGCTATGCGGTCTAAAAGGTCCAAGTTGTGGTTGGTGGTCGTCCCCCATGCTCCAGACTGTTCACCAGAGCCAATTTTCTCAATGCCAAAGTTCGTTGTAAATGAAGATGCCATCGTACCGTCCTTATGCTGCTATCTGTGTCCAGTTGGGCGTCTGAGACGCATCAATCTCGCTGAAGTTTGAGGTCTGAGAGTTATCTATGCTACTCCATACTACCGCATTACTAACCAGACCAGCAGCAGAAACTCCTTCTACAGAAAAACTAAAGTTGACTTGAGCCGAACCTATACTAGTTGCGGCAGAAATTCCAGATGGAGAAAGAATGGAATTTGTTATTAACGTTGGACTACCCACCGCGCTGGCAGCGGATACGCCCGTTACACTTACGTTTGATACACCTGTCGCAGTTGCCGTTCCTATCGCGCTGGCGGCAGAAACACCCGTTACACTGATTGATACGGGAAGACTTACCGTAGCGGTGCCTATTGCACTGGCGGCAGAAACACCTGTAACCTCAACCGGAGATGGACTGTTCCAAGCTCCAGAGTTCCAAGCGCCTCTATTCCATCCAGTGATCGATGTCATCAACTAATCCTGATAATTGCGTTATTCGCATCATTAGCGGGATATTGAATGGTAAAATCACCCGCACTGGAAGACTTGTCGCCACCAAAGTTAATGACCGCTACTGCTGGATCTGCTGCGTGATTAGTGGTGGAGCCTGTGCCTGCGGAAGAAAGTGTCGAATTATAAATCAAAGCTCCCCTGGCACTTGAAATCGTAGAAGACGAAAACGTAGTGTCCGCGAAATCTACGAAAGCTGTGGGAACAGCAGAACTGTTATCGGCAAGTCCGATGGTCACACTAGACAACGTGGCACCTCCCGCAGAGTAGTTCGTGCCAGATACCTCGTTACTGGTAGTGTACCCAGTAGTATCGGCATCAATAGACGCACTATTCGTAAACATTGCCACTTTAAAAGTGTCCGCAGATATCGTACTAGACGCTCTAGTATGAGCAGTTAAACGATGTATCCCAGCAAGTATCTCACGTTTGAAGGTTCCGCACATTGCGGATGAGCCAATAGCCATCACAGCCTCCTTATAATCTCAGCCATGTCCTCATGGCCCTGTTGTTTCATCAGAGCCCAAATCGTAGTCCTCTCGCTCTGCGCCATTCTCTCCATGTAGAAGATCAGTATCTCTTTCAATCGCTCCCGGTGCGCCAAGGCTTGTTCTTTGATAACAGGCGGCGCTGTATCAGAAACAACCATAATCTTATTCATAGCCATTTCAGCCATCTCTTCAGGCGAATGACCTCTGTTCGTAGAGGTAAAAACGAACGGGCTTGCGATCTCGGTTGTCGAATCACTATCGAACATTACTGAACATCCCGCCGTAGACGATCATACCGATACTGATCTCTGGTCTGGAGCCCCTCACCCAGGTTCTTTATCCACTGTAGGGACTCTTGAAACCTAGTGTTGTAAAGCTGCAACAAGTCCGCTTCACCTTTCATGAACGTGTACGCCTCTACTAAGCTTCCGTATAAAAGGGCAAGCTCG